TGCTACGTGACCAATTCCATCAAGTACTGATTTCTTTGCATTAATAGTACTAATATCGTAGTTTTGCGCGAAGTCAAATCTTGTTTGCTGTGCGGCTGAATCTATATAAATATAGTCTATGTTCCACTTATCAACAAGCTTACCTATTTCTATGGCGTGTTGCTCAGTAGTTCTTTCTGAGTCAAAGTATTCATCTAGTAGATAATACTTCTCTGCGTCCCAATCGTATGCCATAACGCAGAAAGCTGTGGGGTCTCTATAACCTACGTCCATTCCTGCGAATACATCCATTCCACTTAAATCTATTTCTGATAAGTCTGCAACACATTCTTCATGATTAAATGCCCATACCTGGCCTTCAAAGACATTGAAGTCTGCCATGTATTCCTGATTAAATTCAGACTCAGACATAGTTTTCCTAGCTTCCTCGATGTCTGTATCAGATATTCGTGGATTTTCATGATAGGTAGCTTTTACAGAACACCATTCTGGAAACTCATCACTGAATCCTCTATGCCAGAACTCTGCAAACCAATTATTCCTACCCCTTGGAGTAGATATAAAGATTGCTTTAGAATTTTCTTTATCTAGTGTAGGTCTTAGTGCTACATTGAAGGCATCTCTACCATCCACAAGTGCGGCCTCATCAAAGATAATTAAATCGTAACTTCTACCAACTACAGAGTCAACCTGATTGACAGAACCCATACGGATTGTAGAACCATTGGTAAGTTCTATAACTTTATCCTTAGCATTATCTCTAGTAACTTCTAAATCGAAATGTTTAATTAAACTTCTTTGAAGTTCAAAAGAAATTTGGGATAGTGAGTAGTTGGGTGACATAAGTAATACATTAGCTCCTGGAACTAAAGTGATTAATTGTCCTATAATATTTGCAATATAAGTTTTGCCCTGCCTCCTAGAAACGGCTGCAGTAACGAAACGATATTTTGGGTTGTTGATTGCGTTTATAATGGCGTGTTGAGAAGTATTAGGAGTTATTCCTAACAAATCCATATAGCCGTCGATTGGTAGCTTAATGAATCTGTTATCATTAAACTTCATTAAGCCATCTGATAAGATGTCTGTTCTACTTACTTGTATCAATGCAATATCTCGTCTTCAAATAAATTTTCTTCATCCTCTTCTAGTATTCCTAGAACGAGAGCCTTGTTATATAAGTATACATAAGCGGCAGAAAGATTCTTAAGGTTTTCCTCTGCTGGACTCAATGGTCTTTTCTTTTCAGTATTCATTAGTTGTTTCATAAATTTAGTACCATGTACTATTCCTTCATCCAACCATAATTTCTGCCCACTTACTTGTGTCATCTCTTTCTTCCTTTGTGTAGCCCATGGCTAGCGTGTTGTTTTCCTTTCTTACTAGCAGCTCTCTTCTTTCGATTTGCTGCCGCTAGTTTCTTCTTACCTGCTGCGGTAGATTTTAGTTTAGCTATAGTTTTTGAAGGAGCATATACTTCTCCAGTCTTAGATGACTTCTTGCCACTAGCGGTTCTCCACTTCTGTTTAGTCCACTTTTTTAAGGACTTCTGTGACTTCTTTAAAGCCATTACTTTCTACCTTTAGCTTTTACTTTTGCTGTCTTGCTTAGATCTTTAAAGTGAAAAAGCCTTACACTTGTTTTAGTGTGAGATTTGTTTGTATGTAACTCTCCATTAGGCATCTTATGAGAAGTGCCTTTATGTTCTGTTCCATCTTTTTTATAGTGTTTTACGCCTTTCATTACTTTCTATATCCTCCCCCGGCCTTCTTGTAAGCTGATGCTAACATCTGGGCTTTTCTTGCAGACCACTGGCCTGGGCCTCCACCTTTGCTACCTGCTTTTATCCTATTGAATAAATTTTTACGCATAGTAGGTTTAGTGTAGTTACCTGCTGAATTTACTGTTGACTTTTTCTTTTTAGTCGTAGCTTTTCTAGGCATTACTTCTTCTTCTTTTTCATCATAGCCATTTGAAGTGCTTTAGGCAACTTCTTCTGTGCTGCTGTTAACCCACCACCTGATTTCTTCTTACCAGCTTTCTTTGCAGGCTTCTTCTTCGTAGGTTTTTTCTTTCCATACATTCCTTTCATAGTTTTCTCCTTACCATTTAACCTTGTCGGCCCAATAAGCGGCGGACATTTTACCACGCGCAATGTTTTTTGCGTGTCTTGCTTTAAAACTTTTTCTTTTTGCTTTCATTCTGTCTGATTCACCAGCTTTTGGCGCACCAGCAGTACTAGCCCCTTTCTGTCCAAAACGAATAGTCTTTATCTGACTACCACTTTTAGCCACCACAATGTGTGATTTGGTTTTGTGTCCCGGTGTTCTTTTAGGCTTATTAAAACCACTAACTCCAGCCCTTTTTAACCTGGGGTCTTTAGTTGCCATTAGTCTACGAATACTGGTGTACCGAATACGGTAGCTGCTGCTGCAAATATTTGGTCGCTTGTTTCTTTATATACTATTTCAGTACCAAATGCAGATACTTTAATGCTTCCCAATGTTACATCGGCAGCATTTGCTACTGTCACGACTTGGACTGTAGCGGTATTATTAAAAACTCTAACATAGTTAGAATTTAAAAATGTCGAAGCTCCGCCTACGTTAGTACCGCAAGCTGTTTCTGCTCCTAATAGTCTCATTTTCATGATTTTATCCTCTGTTTAACAATTTATCTAATTGTTCATCTCGAAAGTCACATTTTTTCATTGTTGTGTAATCTTTCAACTTGTGTAATTTCTCTAGTCTTTTTCGATGTTGCATAATCAAGATGGCTACAGATTTCTCAATCCTTTGCATTTGACTTGGTAACTCGAATTTTTCATACAGATCCATGGTACCTCCTTAAAGGTCAGAACAAGCCCCTCTACGGGGCTCATTGTAATAGTTTACTTGTCCTTCGCTCGGCCTACGTTTAACGCACACCAATCGATAACTGTGTAAATCTTTTTTAACCAACCGTTGTCTACTGGTGTAGGCGTTAAAGCTGCAATCAGTGATGCACCTAATACGATTGTTGGAATTACTGAAATTAATTTAGTAATCCATACTAGAAGATCTATCATATCTCTCCCCTTATCTGTCCTTTCGGACGCTTAGCTTAAACCCAGACTAATTCTGTGCCTGTGAGTACGCTCCCATTGAACCATGGTAGGCGATTTTCATTCATATTGCCAAACCCCATAATTCTAACTGCGGTTACGGTTGTTCCATCTGATACCATTCTATATAACATATTGGTATCTTTAGTAACGAGATATAAGCCACCGAAGGCTCCACTAGTATTATTAAATTTTCTTGTTTCTGTTAAATTTTTAGTGACTACGGTATTTACAAAGGAGTTTATTCCATATGTAAAACTGTTGTCTATGCCTGCATATGAGCCTTCTCCGACTAGGGAGAACGATTCATTACTGGCGTCTACTGTTATTGTGGATTCATTGGCATATATTACGAAGCTTGTAATTGCAGCTCCCGTTGGATTAGGAAAGTTCTGCTTTAGTGTGGTTTCTGTAACCATCTTTACCCCATGACCTAAAGAGGCCCTATAGTGAGTTTTTGCTTCTGCCATTGTTCTATTCATTGTGTGCGTTACTAGGCTTATAGTTGTACTTGTGAGCTTTCTTTTTTGCTCTAATCATATCATCTTTTATATCAACTTTGCCGTCCCCATTTAGGTCTTTGCCAGTTAGTATATTCCATAATTTTTTAATCATATCAACCATATAAGTATTGAAGTAACTAGTACTCCTTCTCCGAAGGATATCCATAACATTGTGTAGTCATCAAGACCTAGGCGCTCTTGCCAGCCTTGTAGCCACTCTTTATGCCATCCCATAATAATTTGTAATTTTTCCATAATAATACCCAAAAGGGGAAGAGTCGGGACCTATGAGTTATTTCCGTGTCATGAAATGTATTCATGCATTTACGCTTAGTATTAGGTCACCGCTCTTCAAAAACTTTGAGAATCACCTCCAGTTTATGTCCATTTACCGACTGGACACTCTGCCCGTTTTATTCTAGTCTTCAGGGGCATAAAACATTTGCACACTTTACAGCTTCTCCATCGTTTATCGAACTCTGGACACTTCTTGCAGATTTTTAATCTATCTGCATGGTGCAGTTTGTTGTTCACTTCAAAGATTGAGGCAAATGATTCTTTCTTTGTCGTTGCAAGGTTTTCTTGCGTGCTAGTAGTCTTTTAACTCTACCTGATAATTCTTGTGCAGGTTCAGAAACTACTTCGCCTGTATTGTCTTCCATGGTTGCTACTGCTTTTGCTAGTGCTGTTTCCATGGTACTTGGTTTTTTAATTTTAGCCATTGATGTGGTCCCATGCCTCTTGTTCTGTGGCATGTATTGTTAACACACGCTCGCTATCTCTAACCTTCCAAACACCTCTAATCAAGTTCATTTCCCATCCTTCCGGTAGTACATTTTCACTTTTCTTTTTAGGTGATTTAGTTAAGTCTTTTTTCATATATTCGTTGTCCATTGTTTCTCCTAGTGCATAGTTATCATTGTAACTACTACTCCTGATAAGGTTACAAGTATAAAGCCTGTAAAACCTATTAAGATAGACTCTATTCTGGTAGTCTTCTCGTCGATTCTATTAAATCTATTAGCAGACTCTCCTTCGATATCCTCTATCTTATTAAAAATTGTTTTCCATCTCTCTGCACAGATGGCTTCGTGTTTCGCTAATTCTGCGGCTACTGCCTCTACTGAGTCCATGGTTTTCCCCTTTAATCTTTG